GCTCTGCTCTTGCTTGTCCATGGCTTCTTTAGATCCCTCCTGCACCCTCCGGCGCACTCATCTCTTACCCACACCACCACGCAGCGGCTTGGCTGATCAGCCCTGCACACGCGCACCTGATATGGCTTCGCATAGTACGAGAAACTCGCCACCGCTGCATACCACACCTGCTCGCCACCTCTGCCGCCATCTGCGACGGTGAGATACGGCACACAGGCGTCTATTCGTCCAAAGTTTGTTACGCCCCTTGGGCAGCGCGTTCCGTACCAGGTAGCGACACCGTGCGTCGGTACGCCGTGCGGCGTTAGGTCTGGTCCTCCGCTGCCGGTGAGCAGCGAGAGAGCCAGCAGCGCGGCTATCAGCTTCTCGGTCCTAGCAGATCGATGAAGTCCTCAAAGTCAAGGACGATCATCGTGCGGCGCTTCGTTCCAGCTCCAGGTGCATCGCCTACAACCAGTGCGCTGATCTGGCTGCCATTGCCCTTGACAGAACGCAGCCAGCCATCGTAGCGCTCTGAGTAAGAGCCGTTGCCAACCTTGCACTGGATGACGATCCAGTCGGACATGACGTCCGTCTTGCCACCGTACTGACCGACGCGAACGCCACCGATCTTCTCGGCGACCTCACGCTCAAAGGCGTTGCCCTTGTTGCGCGCGCGCTTGCCACGCTTCGCCTTGTCTACGTTCTGCAGATCGATGTCTAGGTCGCTCATCTTGCTCACTTTCTCACCAGCCGTGCGAGCAGTGCCTGCCCACCGTCTGAGAGTGTAAACCGCGTGGACTTGATCTCGATATGTCCAGCCTTGAGCAGATCAGCAATCGTGACACGATTGAAGATGTGCTCGTTCAGGAAGAACCAGCCATCCGGCGCAATAGCGTCGGTGTAACGGATACTCAACTTGGCGAACTGACGACCGATCTTGGGGTCATAGCACCAAGCGTCCGCGCCGTCCTGCACGCATTGGATTCCCTCGTCCAGCTCAGGACAAAGGATCTCGATCTGGCTCACTTGACGCACGCCTTGTGCCGCCACTCAAAGCGGCGACCCCTCTCGTGGATGACGAGCACGCGCTGACCAGGGAAGACGATCCGCTTAGGATCGGTGTAATCAATCACCTTGCCGCACTCGGTGCAGTTGGTCACCGTCCATACCGGCGGCTTAGCAGCACCACCGCGCTTAGTCTTTACGCCTGCCATTGCAATGCCCTCCAGATCCAGACCACTGTCGCTGCTGTGGTAAGCAGATAGATCAACGACGGAGCGATACCTGCTCCACGCTTGATGCTGATTGGCAGACTAGCGAAGACCACCAAAAACAGCGCAACGTTCAAAACGACAAGCGTCGTGCCAATCCAGTTGAAGCCGCTCATAGGTCGCAGAGTCCTGAGAGCAACGCCATGCGATCGGTTGCCAACTCAACGGCACCCTCAATGGTGTCGCCTTGGAACGTCAACTCAGATCCGGCGGAGTCGATGAGTACCACCGTCCAGAGTGGCGGCTCACCGACTCGCACCAGACCGTCGTAGTGATAGCCGAGCTGCGCAGCGCGCGTCTAAAGTTCGGTCAATGCAACGTTGCTCATGATTTCTCCTGATTGCTGGATCTGCTAGTGATAAAGGATGTTGCAATAGCGATAACCTCATCCACGGTTTTTTCTACAAACGAAACCTTGCCACCATCTGGTCCAACTAATCGCATTTGCCAAACTTGAATCTCTTCTCCAGCCATGTCCATAGCCTGTACTGGAACAAGGTTGTAGAGCGTGTAGTCATGCTCATCAGCGAATGTGTCAAAGTTCTCAAGTGCGCTCATGATTCCTCCTCGTAGGATGACTGCCATAGACCGTTATTCACCATGTGCTTCCGCAGGATTGCGTAGGACTGGTCGGCTGTCAAGTCCGTCGTATCGATCTGTAGGTCGTACTCGGTCTGGAGATAGCCAAACTCGGTCACGTCGCTGACCCCTTGAAGCACCCCACGACGCTGCGTGCGAGCCTCCGCCGTAGCGTGAACTCGGACAATGACGATGCCAGGGATGTGGTGCCGGAGGTAGTGCGCCTCCAGCGGTAGGCGGACGTCATCCACTACCACGAGCCTGTTCGAGCTCTTGATCTTCAAGTACTCGCTGTGCCACGCCTTGATCCAGAACGACGCATCCAGTTCGCGAAGCTGCGCGCCAATGTCCTGGAGGATCTCGCGCCCTGAGACCTCAATGTCTAGCCCCATGCGGCGCTGGCTGTACTGCTTGCTCTTGTCAAAGTCCTCGCCATAGCCAAGAGCAGCCACTGTTCGAATCGTCTCCGCAATCGGTAGCACGATGTACGGATGCATGCGACGCTGCTCCAGCATTGCCGCCAGTGTTGACTTACCGGAGCCTTGCGGTCCGACGAATGCAATGTTCACTTGTTCACCCTCCTGACGTATTCGATCCACATATGAACGCGCTGTGGATAGCGCTCTAGGAATCCGACGGCTCGGTTGCACGGTCCGCAGAGCAGCGCCCTGACGCACTTGCCACACGAGATCGGCATTCCCTTTGTCCTCCGAGTACCAAGTCCTTCGTACTGGCAGCAGCGTGGGTCGTGATCGACCGTCACGGCTCGTGGCTCACCGAAGCGAAGCGGCTCCCTGCACGCACCGCACCGGTCAGCCTGTGCCAGACGTAATGCCATGTACTGCTCCATCGTCATGCGATGGTTGTACAGCGTGTACTTGAGCACCCTCAATGCTCGCTCTTCTGGAGTCTCCTTCGCTCGTCGCTCTCTCTGCAAGAGTGTTCGAGCTGATGGGTTCTCCACCCTCACTCTCATTAGCGCTTTACTCCAAGGATCTCGCCTATCGGCGTGAGCCGCTGAGAGCCAGAGCGCTTAGGGGATATAGGGGTTCTATTCTTCTCTCCTTCTCTTTCTCTTTCTCTATCCGTCAACCCACCCTCTTTTCGTGCTCGGTACCTTTCTCCACGAGAGGTCGACGTGGGGTCGACTTGATATCGAGAATAGTTTGAGACAGCGATGACGCCGTCTCCAGATTCGGTGAGCAGACCACTTTTCAACAGTCCCTCAACACCCCTGAAGAGACGCGGTCCAATGACCGTCTTGAGGTGCTGTCGGTTCTTGAACACGCCACCGGAGCGCAGCAGCTTTACCTCACCAATGATCGTGATGAACGCGCGGAACTGCGTGTCAGTTAGCGCCGAGATCTCCGCATCTCGATGTGCGTTTGCTACCCACTTGAACCAAACCATCTAGTCCTCCTTGTGTTAGTGGCGAGAGGAGGTGGAGGTCGCCAGTCTCCTCTCGCCGTAGATGACGCCGATCAGATCAGAACGGCAGTGACTCTAGGTCGTTCTCGTTGCGCTCAGGCTCGCCGCTGGGAGCGGTCTGCGCATTGACCCACGCGATGCTTGGCTTACGCTGGCAGAACGTGCCATTCGACTTGCCGCTGCACGCGTAGAACGCGTTGTACGGCTTGCCTGCCTTGCTCACGCCTGCCGGCTTGAACGACCACGCCGTGCGGTGGTCAGGACATTCGCCCTCTGCGAAGAGCATGGCGGCTGCTACAGCCACATCCGTGCTTAGAACCGAAGGCTGAGAATGGCTCACAGAATCAACGGAGACCGCCCTAGGAGCCACGGAGAGGCTCGTTCCAGTTCCTGACGCATAAAGAGACCGCCCAACGCCAATCTGAGCAGCGCAGCGACGCAGAGCGTCGGAGGCTGCTGACTTGAGTGGCTCGTCATCCTGTGCGCTGTTTGGGTAGCCGAAGTCTTCGCGAACCGTGGTCACGCCTTCAATAGTGGCGATGAGCGTTCCATGCACGACCGAGCGTGCCGAATCTGCCACCTTGACTTCAAACTGCCAGCCAGCCAGACCGAGCACATCGTCAAGGCGCTGAGCTACGGCTCGCGCATCGGCGTAGGTGAAGGTCATTCCGCCGCGTCCTGGACGCGTCTTGAGATCCGTTCCGGTGAACGGTGCGGCGAGTGCCGCTTGCAGTTCCTTACTCATTGCTTCCCTCCTGAACCATTACGCGCGAATCTTGATGAGGCGCTCGCGCATTGCCTACTCCAGCACCGAGACGAGCAAAGAACTCGTCTACCGACACCAGTTTGTCATTGGTGACCTTCACTCGATGGCGCTCGTCATAGACGTGCCCCACGCAGTCACGCTGAAACTTCGCCTGTGAACAGACACCCCACACACGCCAGACCGACGCTTCGTTCTCTGGTTGCTGTCGGTCTCCGACGAGCTGCACCAGTAATGCAATGTCTGCCTTGAAGTGCGCAGTGCTGTTGAAGATCAGGTCGCTGAGCGCTGACGTCTTCACATCCCACTTGTAGCCGAACGCTACGAAGTCGATGCCGCTGTCGCCCTCCGGTCTGATCTCCCAATCCAGCACCGTTGACCAGTCAAGGTCAAGAGCACGGCACGCCGCAATCTCACCGAGCCGACCCATGAGGTCAACCGACGCTGAGTTGCTGTTGCGGTCGTACCACTGATCCTTGACGCGGTGGCTGCGCTTGAAGTTCTGCTTGGCAACAGACCACTCTTGCGCAAGACGCACCTCGACGTCGGTCAGCCGGATCTCCCTAGGATGCATCGTCGCTCCCAAACACTCGGAAGACGCGCGCACCTGGCTTCTCTTCGGTGAACTTCTTGACTGCCTGCTCGTAGGTCTCTGGCGCGACGCCACGCAGTATGTCTGCGATGCTTGCCCAATCCACCTTGAGGCTTGGCTTGTTCTGCTTCCACGTTGCGAGCCAGCCCTGACCCTTGACGCCTTCGCCTTCGGCAATGGCTTCCTTGATGGCAATCGCCATCTCCTTGAGGGCTGCATCGGCAGCCTCTGCCTCAGCCTTCGCCTCAATGTAGAGACGCGCGATGTGATCGAGCTGTGCATCAGCCTTGGCGTAGGTATTGCCCTTCTGTGGCTTGACCTCTGCGAGCGTGTCGCTGTCGTTGCCGGTAAGAGGTGGCGGTGTGCCACTCGCAACCAGTTCACGGAACGCCATCGCCTTATCGAACAGCAGCGTCTGGTAGATCGGATCTGCCTCTACGCGCTCAATGCGGAAGACCAGACCAGAGAGTAGCACTGCCACGTCGGCGTACTTGGCGCCTGTGACAAACATCTGCCACTGCACCTGGTCAACGTATTCAGGCGGCACAGGGAAGAGCGCCCACCTGCTGGAGGTTGACGTCTTGATCTCGACCAAGCCTTCAGGATCACCAACGATGGTGCGGTCTAGCGACGCCATCGCCCAAGGGTGCTCCTTGAGGCGGACGATGCCGTTCGACTTACGCAGCTTCTTGCCAGTCTCTGCCGTGTAGTAGTCGGCGACAGCCTGCTCCAGCAACTGCCCACGCTGTGCGGCTGCTCCTGCCTGCTGCTCCGAAACCTGACCAGTCAACTCCGCCCATAGTCGGTACGCCGTCTTGTATGGCGACGTGCCGTTGATGGCGGTGATACCGGTGGCAGTGATGCCGCCCTTGCGGATCTCGAACCACTCAGGGCTGCGCTGCGGTGCGTTGATGAACTCGTATCGTCGGCTCACTTGACCTCCTGTCGTGTCTGCTGCAACTTCTTCTGTGCTGCTCGCAGCTTCTTTGTTGCTTGCGCGAGTCG